TGCGTTCGTCGGAGGCACTGGTCCTGTGATGTCCGCGCCCGTGGTCGCGGTCAGCCCCACTGTTCCGGCGGCTGCTCCTGAAGCGCCGAAGAAGAAGAAAACGAAGCCGCTTCCTCACGGTTATTCTCTCGCCACGCCTGCGCCTGTTCCTGCTCCTGCGCCTGTACCGGAACCCGTGGTTGCGCCTGCGCCCGGCAAGGTGGACTGGATAAAGCACGCAATCCTAGCGGTGGACTCACCTACCGCACCTGCGACCCAAGCCGTCATCTCCGCAATGGGGTGGGGGCTGGACTCGACCGAGGCCAAGGTAATTGGACTCTACGTCGGCACGTCGGACAAGAGTCGCGGCGGCGGCTGGACTCCAGAGAAGGCGATTACGCGGACGGTGCAAGACATCGCTTTCATCAGCGGTCTCGACTTCTCTGCGGCAGAGAAGAAGAAGCTCGCAGCCCACGTCTCCTACGTGGTCGATTCGGCCAAGAGCAAGTTCCCGAGCTTGCTGAGCGCGGCGCAAGCGGCGCAGCAGCTCTCGGTCACGGCGCTGCCTGCGACCGTTCCCGACCTTTCGCCATTCGCGGCACCCTCGAATCCGCAGGTGCTCGCAGCCGCCAAAGCTCTCGGGTTCGCCGCGAACTCGAACGAAGCCAAGGTGCTCAACCTCTATCGGAACCACCTCAAGAAGACCACCAACGCTCTCGAAAGGACGGCGAAAGAACTTGCTGAGCTGGACGGTCCCGTGCCCTCGGCGGAGTTCAACAAGACGTTGGCTGATCGCCTCGCGTTCGTGACGGACCTCGTTCAAAACAAACTCGCCATGCTGCCCGACTGGAACGTTGGCGACTTCATGGCCGGTCCTGCCGAGCCTCTCGGTCCCGGCCCCGATCTCGACACTCCGGATGACGGCCCCGCGCCACCGAAGCCCGACCTCTCAGCCTTCGCTGAGCCCACCTCGACATTTGTGCGCGACCTCGCCGTTGCGCTCGGCTTCTTTCCCAACTCGAACGAGGCGAAAGCGCTCAACGTTTGGCGCAAGCATCTCAAGCTCGGCGGTACCGGTGCCTTCTGGGGGCCGGGGAGCGCGAAGGCCCTTGAGGGTGCCGCCGCTGAACTTGCAGGGCTGGCAGCCGGGTCCGCTTATGGAACGAGCGACGCACTGGCCTTCCTGAAGCACCTCGTGGGCTCGTTGCAGACCGTAGACTTCGACGTGGCCGAGTTCATCCAAGGCGCTCACCACGAGCTGAAGCCTGTTTCGACGCCTGAGCCTGTCGTACCCCCTACTCCTGCCCCGATTGCGGTTCCTGCGGGCAAGCAGGGGGCTCTGGCGGGCAACGCCGTTCCCACCGACGCCAAGGTTCTGCACTGGGCTGCGCAGCTCGGGTACGAACCAGACACGGACGAGGCCAAGGTTCTGGGGCTTTGGAAGGCGTTCCAGTCGGCACCCGCCCCGGCGCATGTGAGCGGGTTCGGGGCGAATCTCGTCAAGCTGGCCCCGGCCAAGCAGGTCATCGATTTCCTGAAGGCAGCCGGGTGGTCGCCTGCCAAGGCCGAAGTTTTCGCGACCACCGTCATCAAGAAGGCGCTGTACGCGGACGGCTTTGACCTCGACGACTTCCTCGACAAGGTGGACGGTCCGCCTCCGGTCACCCTCCCTCCGGCCGTGGTTGCTCCGGTCGTGGTCGCGAAGAAGGAGCCGCCTGCTGTTCCCGTGGCCCCCTCCACACCGGGCAGTCCTCTTCCCGCCGTTCCTCCGATTTCTGCACTGACGAGCGCTGCCGACAGCCACGGGAACGCGAAGTCCAAGCTTGGCGGGAACAAGCCGAAGGAGTTCCTCAAGGACGCGGCTGGGAATCTGTTCCTCTACAAGACGGATGCCTCCAAGGTCCGGGCTTTCGCGGGTCAGGTTGCGTCGAGCATCGCCGCGCTGCTCGGCGACGCCTCTACGTACGTGCCGGTGGTTGCCACAGGCGAGGGAGATAGCTGGGGCTCCGTTCAGTCGATGATTCCTGATGTGGCGACCGACCTCTCGAAGTTGCCCGTCACGAATCTCTCTCAGAAGCAGATCCAGCAACTGCAACGTGAGCGAGTTCTCGACTGGCTCGTGTCCAATCACGATTCGAAGGCCGGGAACTTCATCGTCCGAACGAATGGCGACATCGTCGGCATCGACAAAGAGCAGGCGTTCAAGTTCATCGGGGATGACGAACTGTCGCTGGATTACAAGCCGAACAATTCGCCTCCGGTTTACAACGCGCTCTACTCTGCGCGCGCGAACGGGAAGCTGGATTTCGACTTCAACTCCGCGTTGCCCTTCATTCAGGCTATCGAAGCTGTTTCGGAGGCGGACTATCGCAAGCTCGTTCAGCCGTACATTGACGCGATGGAGGGTGGAGGCAACCCCGTCACGAAAGCTCACACCGCGTTCAAGATCCTCAAGCGCAAGGAGAACCTGCGCTCCGACTTCGAGAAGTTCTTCTCGACGGTGCAGGGCAAGCCCTTCAAGTTCGCCGCGCTCTCCGCCCCGAGTTCGGTAATCGCCACCGGGGTGCTGGTTCCTCCCAAGCTTCCCTCCCTGAGCAGCTTGACGCACGCAGGACCGGCTGTCGGTATCGGCGGTGCCAGCGAGAAGCATTTCTTCGTGGACGATGCGGGGAACAAGTTCCTGCTGAAGATGGCGACCAACAAGTCGAGCGGAAAGCCCGAGCCGTGGAAGGTCGCGTCTCAAGCGCTCTTCGCAACCGTCGCCGCCGCAGTGAAGCCCTCAACCGTTCCGGTCGGAGGAGTGACCTTTAAGGACAAGCCTGCGACCCTTCAGCCGTGGCTTGGGGACAAACTACCGGGCCTGATTGGCGTGCTTCCCGCGTCGTTGACTGCCGCCGAGAAGAAGGATGTCGCGGATGAGCACGTTCTCGACTGGTTGCTTTCGCAGCACGACACCCACGGTGGCAACCTGCTGCGCCTTCCGAACGGTTCCATCATCGGCATCGACAAGGAACAGGGCTTCAAGTACCTCCTGCCGAACGAGAAGTGGACGCACTCGACGCCGGAGGGCGATGTCCTCGCGACGGACTACCATCCGAACGCCCAGTACGGAGAACCGAATCCGCCCTACTACAACAAGTTCTGGGGGGACTTCGCTGATAACAAGCAGAGCTTCGATCCGACCGTGATGTTGGGTGCCATCGAGGCCGTTGAGAAAATCTCCGACGCTGAGTATCTCAAGGCGTTGGAGCCCTATGTGTCTGCGGCGGCAGGCGGGGCGGTTGTGGCCTCTGGGATTTACGACAAGGCTCTTTCACGCAAGAAGAACATCCGAAAGGACTTTGAGACGTTCGTCACCGGTCTCTACGAGAGGCGCACCAAGAAGAAGGGCTTGTTCACGTTCTCGGGAGGATGGTTGCCAGAGGGCGCTGTTGCTGCGGTTCCGGCCGCGACCGCACAGGCTCTACCGAAAGTTCCACTCACGGTTGCTCAAGCTCAAGCTCAGAAATTCGACCTGAAGAATCTGGTGGCCCAAGGCGGTATCTGGGCGGACAAGATGTCGGCGGATCAAAAGTCGGCTTTCGGTCCGATTCACGCGTCCGACAGGGCACTTTTTGGGGTACTCCAGACCTACGATCCGGACGAGCCTCTCGAACTCGAATTGAAGGTGGCTGCTGGGTACGCCCTCGGTCTCACTCCCGCCGAGTCGGACTCTTTGGTTGCCGATTTCCTCAAGAAGGCGTTGGTGGCGAAAATCGTCATCAAGAGCGGAGTTGTCGGTTTGTACCCGGCCGGTCTCTACCCGGCCGCGAAGAAGCCTCCGACGGTGGGTGGCGGGTTTGACCTTGAAGCGGTGGCCAACGATGGCGAAGCGCAGTACGCCAATTCGTCTTCTTCGCAGAAGGCGGCTTTTGGACCGGCCTCGACAGACGATCACACGTTTCTCGGGTTCATGAACTCGCCGCAGCACTACAAGCCCGACGAGCCCCTCGACGTGCAGCTCCAAGACATGGCGCTGAAGCACATGAATTTCCTGTCGGCCGAGGAGGTGGGGACTCGCGTCAAGGATTTCATCAAACGAGCTGTCGCTGCTGGGTTTGTCGTGAGCGGTGGTGTCGTCGGGTTCGTACCTGCCTCGGCCTACGCTGCTGGCCAAGTTCCGAAGCCGGTTACCCTTGCTCCGCAACCCGGTCAATTCTCCGTACCGAAGCCTGAGGGTTTTACGCCGCCGTCGTTCACAAACATCAAGCAGGTCGCGGCCTCGCTCGGAATCAAGACCAACAGCGTCTACTACAAGGCGCTCAAGAATCTCGCAGCGTACAAGGACAACATCAAAGACGCGGCGGCGCAGCACGCGTGGGAGTCCGGAGCCGACTACGACACCGCGCTGAAGCGGGTGAAGAACGTCGCGAAGAAGCTCAAGGCGCTCGGCGGTTGGGGTGCCCAGCCTACTCCGGTTTCTGCGAGCGTTCCCGCACCTCAAGTTTCGTCCCCCATCGAGGAGTTTTCTTTTCCCGAACCGACGGTGGTGCTCCCGGCGAAGCCGGAAGAGATTGCGGCGGCGGCGGCCACCGCGCTCAAGGCGCTCCAAGTCGCGACCAATTACGCGCCGAGTCCGTTGACCGACGCCACTCTCGCCAGAAAGGGCGTTCTGGACTGGATCATTCCTTCCGGAACAGATCCGATTGTTCGGCCCGACACAGACCCCATTTGGGAAAAGCTGGTGAACGAGCAGCAGGGAGCCGGGAACCTTGGTGGGGTTTTCGACGACCTCTTCAAAATCTCCCCGCTGGACTTCGACACGATGGTGCGGCCGGTGGCTGAAGCAACTCACCCCGGCAACAAGATGATGCAGGTCGCCTTCGTTCAGGACGCCATCAATCGCAAGAACACGACGAAGTTCAAAGTCGAGCAGACACTGACGGAAGCTCTTCGAGTTAAGACGGGGACCAACGGTCGGTTCATGTTCAGTACCGGTTGGGTTGAGGCGGGCGCGCTTCCTCCGAAGCCCCCGAAGCCGGTGCCCTACATCAAGACCATCAAGACGACCGCTGAGCAGTTCGCCGCGTCTTCCGAAAACGGCTCTACGCCCGTCAAGATTCGTCCGTGGAAAGTGAAGGACGCGGCTGGAGTGCAGACCGAGGACGAGACGAAGCGAGCCCTCAAGTACAAAGAAGGTGGGCTCCCCGCCGTCGAGGCGTTCCTCGCCAAGTTCAATCTGAAAGCCCTCGGTCCCGCCATCGAGAAGAAGTCCGAGAACGGTACGCTCAAGTTCTTCTTGCCTGTGTCCAAGGCGGACCTCGATGCCGCCTTTATCACCACAGAGGAGACCATCACTCCTGACGAAATCGAACAGGAGGTGGTCGCTGGCGACAAAATCGCCCCACACTCAGGGACGCCGTCCTACTTCCCGTCGCACGCCCCCGCGCTTCCTGTCGCGCAGTCCTTCAAGGACATCAACAACGCCAAGACCGCCAAGCTCGGTCTTATCGGCAGAGCGTTTCCCACAGACGGGCCAGCGCTCTGGGGCTCAACCGGCACTCTCAACATCAAGCGAGTGACGGACACAGCAGGCGTGACCAAGCTGATGGTCTCTTTCAAAATCAAAAAGGACGCGCGAGACAAGAACGGCAAGGCGGTTGGGTGGCAGGCCCTTTCGAACACCGGCCAACACACGGAGCACAGCTTTTGGATTGGTAGCTACAATGCTGAGTCGGACTCCATCGTCAAGACCGCTGGGGAGTCGCTGGAGGTGGGAGCGCGCGAGTGGACTTCCGGCAAACACAAGCTCCGAATGGTGACTGATGAGCACTACTTCGCGCTTGTTGGTCAGATGGTGGCGGAGCTGGACCTCGGTCCCGATGAGAAGCTCACTGACGTTTTGAAAGAGCTTCTCGACAAGGCGTCGTCGGGACTCGGGGACATGGTGTTGCACGAGCCGACGCCTGAAGATCATGAGATTCAGAAGCTCCACCAAATCTTGTTTTCCGCCGCTCCGGCCGTAGAGCGAGAATTGAAGCCCGAGGATTTCACAGTGGGCGGGCTTCGGGAGAGGGTGAAGAACGCCTTCGCCCACAACTACGCCGGTAACTCCAGCTCTGAGCCGAAGCCCGCTACAGACATGAACGGCAACCCGAAGAAGGTGCCCCTCAAGATTCCATCAGAATACTTTTCGGCGGTCGAAACCGAGGTGACTCCGGGCCTCAAGAGCTTTGTGGTACCAGACCGTTGGCGAGGGTTTCCAAAAGGCTCAGATGGCGAGCCGATTCTGAAGTTTCTTGAGACCTCCGCCAAGACTCCGAAGTTTATCATTCAGGCGCTGCGTGACAGTGGGCCGTCGGGCATCAATCAACGGCTCTTGTCTGGCACGGCCTCTTCGCAGCACGGCGGCGCTGCCGGTAATTCGGTGAGCGAAGATCTCGCGTCTGGTGGGGCGCAGACCGGCATGTGGCGCTTGATTACGACCAACAGCGCCTCTAGCAGCCTGTTCGCCTCGGTCAACGCGGGCAATACGTCGAGTCGCTACAAGTACATTCTTGCTGCGGACGAGCTGGATCGCCTTGACGTGATGAGTTTTCCGGGAGATGCGTACGGTTCGTTCGGCAAAGGAAGTGGTTCGGCGCAATGGAAGGATCGTCAGACCACGCCTGAGATCATCAAGTATCGAAACGCTCATACAGGCGCGACCAGCTCCAACGAGACCGACTTTTTCAATGGGGTTCATGCGTCTCGTCTTCTTCGGATTGTGTGTCAAGACGAGGGTGACCGCGTGGAACTCATCAAGGAGGCTCGCAAACAGAACTTCCTTTCGGTCAATGGCGTTCCTATCGAGGACTTCGTTGTCGTCGTGTCGGGTCCGGCGCAAGAGATTTACGACAAGTACGTCAAACCGATGGGGCTCTGATGCGACCAGAAGATTTTGACCTCTATCGTGTTGTGGAGCGTCGCCTCAAAGGCCCGCCGACCAAGTACGTTGCGTTCAAGCCGCGACTTGGGCGGGACGGGTTGGAGTGGGACTGCAACGCGTTCGACAATCAGACGCGCTACGAGGCGGGGGCTTGGGAGGACCGTGGCGCGCGTGGCTTTGCTCTTTTGCCTTCACAGGCTGGGCGACCTCTTTGCGTTTTCGAGCCGCTGTCGTTGAAGAACGTGAAGGAGCTGATGCTGTTTTCGATGAACGGGATCGATGCGGATTGGGATGAGGACTTGGACGTTCTGATGTTTTTTCGGGCCTACTTCAAGAATCTCGAATCTGAAGCAGAGGTTGCTCCCGCTGAGATCCGTCTTGCGCCCGAAGAGATTTGGCGTCGCATGGACCACGTTTTTCTGGAGACGCGCGGGGTTGAGGCTGAGGTTGGAGCCATTCACAGGTGGAGGACTGGAGATTTCCAGAAGCAGGCGGACCATTCGTGGCGCAAGGTGGGCTCCGAGTTCACCGGACGCTGGCATCAAGGCGCAACCCCGGCTGAGTCCGGCTGGGTGGATACGCATCCGAGCATCCCCAAGAGCACGAAGGAGAAGTATTTCAACCCTGCCACCGTTTCTTGGACTCCGGAACGGCTGAAGATGCAGGAGGCGGTGCTGGACGACGTGCGCGCCGAGGCGTTCAAGGGTGTCACCCCGGTTCCGGATGACGAAGAGCCCACTTTCACTTTCATCATGGGGCCTCCTGCCGCAGGGAAGTCCACCCATCAAGGGAACCAGTACCACAACTCGGCGACGCTGGACCCGGACGAGATTGTCGTTCGCTTGCCAGAGTTTCAGGAAGCGGCGCGTTTGAAGACGCGAAGTGGTGCGACCTCCGTTGTTGACGAGGCGTTGCAGATGAACAACCGGTTGATCGAAGAGGCCAAGAAGCGTCACTGCAATTTTGTGCTCTCCGGTACGGGCGCGAACTTGAAGTGGATGCTGGAGACGCTCATTCCCAATCTCAAGAAGCTGCCGAGTGGGAAGCGCGGCTACAAGATCAATCTCGTCATGGCGTACGTCGAGGACGAGGATGAGCTTCTTCTCCGCAGCGAAGCTCGGGGGCACAAGAACATGAGGTTCATTCCTCCGCCTCGAACCAAGCATCTTCATGAAGTTCTCCCGCGCAACTTCAAGGCGCTGATGGCTATCCCTGAGGTGAACACGATGGCGCTGATGGATTCCCACGTCGCGCCGGACGAGCGCGGAGGCTTCACCCCGAGGCTGATTTTCAGTCAGTCACGCGTGGGAGGGGCGGTGAAGCAGCACTACGGAGATGCGAGCTACTTCGAGCGCGTGGTGCAATCCCAGAAAGCGACGGAGATTCCGTGAAGAATCCTGACAGGGTCGAGGACAAGATCGAGCGCATTCCGCTCGAAGAGTTTCCGCCTGAGGACATCGCCTTCTGGAAGGAGGTCGCTACCAACCTCGCTTCAGAACTCGCCGCGCTCGATCGGTTGCCGGACCTGCACACCCGCGAAACCGGGATGGTGGACCCGGTGATGGACCCGGTTGACGGCGAGACGGGCGTTCCGAACCCGTAAGAATTTCGCCGGAGTTGCACCACTCCTTTTGACGAAAAAAGATGGTCCCAAAAGCGGCGAGGAAGTAGTAGGTACGTGGCGACGGTTCGGCGGGTTGACTATCCCGATCTGCGTTGTTACGGTCAACCAAGAACGTAGATCTTACCAGCGTGGGCGAACAGCGCCCCTATGAGGATGACAGCCATGAGCAACACGGACGGACAGACCATCGGTTCACTTTCGGCGGAGCTGGAGAAAGCAGCGGCGCTGCTGAGGTCCAAGGGTATGGACCACGCTGCGGCGACGCTTCTCGCCCCGGAGGCGGAGGCGCAGGTTGTCGCGAAGGTCGCCGCGACCGAGGCGAAGGCAGAAGCTAAGGCGGAAGCGAAAGCTGAAGCGGCTGCGGAGAAAGACGACGCGCCGAAGAAGCAGAAGCGGAAGTACACGAAGCGCGCGAAGCTGAAGCTGGTTGCTTCGGAGGAAGCCGCGCCGAAGAAGCAGAAGCGGAAGTACACGAAGCGCGCGAAATCGGCGAAGACCGCGCGGACGGGCGCGAAGACTGCCGCCACGGCGAAGCACAAGCACAAGCACAAGCCCGTCTCGGGTCAGTCAGGGCCTGCCCTCAAGGAACTCACGTTCGAAGACCTGAACAAGAAGGAGAAGCTGTTGCTCGGGTGCTTCGAGCTGAAGGGTGACCGCGAGGTTCGCACCATCGAGTCGCTCGCGGCTGAAGCGTTCAAGACGGTGTCGGCGAAGAAGGCGAATTCGCACGCCCGGAACAGCCTGCGGCGGCCCGTCCGAGGCGGACTGGTGGAGAAGCCTGTGCCGGGGAGCTACCGGCTGACTGCTCTGGGTCGGAAGACCGTCAACAAGTAGGCAACCGCCGCGCTGAGGGGGCTGGTTGCTTAGCTATGATTACGTCACGTCGGCTGAAGCGCTCGGGCGAATTGCCCGAGAGGTAGAGGCGCAGCCTTGGCACGCGCTCGACCTTGAAACCACCGCGTTGAACCCCCGCGATGGGCTCGTTCGCCTTTGCTCCATCAACACCGGGGTAGGGCGCTACGTCATTGACCTGTTCAAGACGGGCACTCTGGGGCCGGTCGTTGAGGCGCTCGACAAGACGGCGGGCCTCACCATCGGGCAGAACCTCAAGTTCGATCAGAAGTGGCTTCTCTGGCACTTCGACCTCGAACTGAAGCGTGTGTTCGACACCTTCCGCGCCTCGAACCTTCTCTACAACGGGTACAAGCACGTCGGTCACGACCTGTACTCGCTCTATCGGCGCGAGCTGAACATCGGTCCCGAGGCCCCCGAATTGGGTGGCTCGGACTGGACGCTTCCCGAGCTGACGAAAGACCAAATCGACTACGCGGCGGAGGACATCACGCACCTTCCGGCGCTACGTGATTCCTTGCGCGCAAAGCTCATCGCGCAGAACCTCGTTCGCGTCGCTGTCATCGAGTTCAACGCCATTCTCCCGGAAGCGGCTATCGAGCTGAACGGTTTTGGAATCGATCAAGAGAAGTGGAAGAAGCTCGCTCTCACCAATGCCGGGCGCGCCCGCGCGCTCGAAGCGCTGCTTCTGGCGGAGCTTCCCAGCCCGTTCAATCAGCTCGTATTTCCGGGGATGATTGCCGCCTCACGGAAGCATCGCTTCAACCTCGACTCACCAGAGCAGGTGTTGGAGTCGATGCGGCGGATGGGCGTCACGCAGAAAATTCGAGACCCTGAGTCGAACCAGATCCACACCGTCAAGCTGCAAGATACCAAGGAGATGACGCTGGCGATGTTGGCCGCTTCTCACCCCATCATCGAGAAGTTCATCGAGTACCGAGGTGTCGCACAGCGCGTGAAATCATTCGGTGCGAAGTACCTCAACCACGTCAACCCGAAGACCGGTCGCATCCACACCGAGTTCTGGCCGTTCACTGGCGCAGGCCGCTACTCGTCTTCCAAGCCGAACCTTCAGCAGATTCCCCGCGACAAAGACTTCCGCGCTTGCTTCGTAGCGGGTGAGGGTTACGAGCTGGCCATCGCCGACTATTCGAACATCGAGATGCGGCTGGTCGCTGAAATCAGCGGGGACAAGCGCCTCATCGCGGTTTTCAACGCTGGGCCGGGCAAGGACGATGCCCACCGGGTGACCGCCTCTCTGCTCTCAGGCATCGAGCAGCCGCTGGTCTCCAAGGACCAACGCCAACAAGCGAAGCCGGTCAACTTCGGGTTCATCTACGGGATGCAGGCCCCCAAGCTGGTGCTCTACGCGCGCGCGGGCTACGGCGTGACCCTCTCCGAAGGGCAGGCCATCAAGTTCCGGCGCAAGTGGTTTGAGGCGTACAGCGGCGTCGAGGACTGGCACACCAAGGCGATTCGAGACGCGAAGCGACAGAAAGCGGCATGGACCATCTGGGGTCGGCGTCGCTTCTTGGACCCGGAGACGGAGCACAACGCGTTCTTCAACTCTCCTGTGCAGGGCTCGGGCGCGGACGGTCTCAAGAACAGCCTTCCCCTTGTCTACAAGCGCTGCAAGGCGATGAGCGGGGGCAAGGTGCTCTTGGAGAAGGGTGCGCGCGTTGGCATGGTTCACATGGTCCACGACGAGAACGTGGTTCAGCATCGCGCCGAAGGCCCGGAGTTCTCCAAGCACGTCCAGAAGCAGGTCGAGGAAGCGATGATTGAAGGCATGGCCCCAATGATGAAGCGGGTACCGGCTACGGCGGAGACCGGCGGGGGTCCGAGTTGGGCGAGCAAGAGCTGATTTCTGCTGGAGTTAAGACGGCTTGAGTGGCCCGTAGAGATTTCCATAGGACCGCACGGTCCGTAGTCTCTTGGACAAGCTCGATCCTGCTGGTACCCTCTTCGCAATGGGCTCCGCACGCAAAAACCGTATCCGACCAATCTCCCGCGAAACCCGGTTCGTTCGGCTCCGCTCTCTGAACTGCTTTCCCGAGGTCCACCAGCGCATCGCTGAGGGGACGCAAGCCTACGTCGTGGCCGAGTACATTCAGAACGAGATGGGGGAGTACAAAGACGTGGGGCTCCCGAGCCTGACTTCGGTCCTCACCGACTACCGCCTGAGTCTGCCGCCCACTGTACTGGCTGCCAAAGTTCCGCGCGTGGTCGCGGCGGCGGCTGAGCGGGTGAGGGTTGGCCTCGATGAGCTGGCGGAGATGGAGAAGCTCTACGCCATGCAGTTGGAGCGCATCGAGATCGACTTCAAGACCGAGAAGGGCATCAACAAGCTCATGCCCTCGATGACGCAGGAGATGCGCGCCGGGCGGGAGATTCTGGCGGACATCGCGAAACTCAAGATGGATCTCGGATTGAACGAGCGACACCTCGGCAAGATGGAGGTCGATGCGCAAATCATGACGGACGTGACGAAGCGCTACGACGAGTCCGTCGGGAAGACGCTGACGAGTCCGGAGTCCCGTCGTAAGCTGCTCGGCATCGCGGAACGCTTTCTCTCCCTCGCGGCAGGCAAGGCGGGAGTGGACATCACCGTTTCCGAGCGGGTGGAGGAAAACTCTCCCGATGAAGCCGAGGTCGAGCTGGGTTCTGCCGAGGACGCGCCTTGATTCACGAGAGCGGCGGTCGCAGTCGCAGTCAGCGCACCGTCGAGGAAGTCGAAGAGCTGCTCCAGAAGGAGATGGCGGGGCTCGATGCTGAGGAGCGGGCCGCCCTTCAGGTGTTGATGGAAGAGCTGAAGGAGGGGCAGGTCAAAGGCGGGCTCTACGAGGCGCTGCACAAGTCCGAGTACAAGACGCAGCCAGTGGACATGGAGCAGTTCATCAAGGACCCCTACTTCCTTGGTCACACCTGCGAGGGCATCTACCCGAGGTTGCTTGACGACCTGACGGAGCTGTTCTCCGGCGGGTATCACGAGTCGGTCTGGACCGGTTCCATCGGCTACGGAAAAACGTTCGCCGCCAGCATCGGCGTTTGCCGGGTGCTGTACGAGATTTCCTGCCTGCGTGACCCGCACGCCACCTTCAGCCTCGCGCGAGATTCCAACATCGCCGTCATCTGTCTCTCCGTGAACGAGGTTCTGGCCGTGAAGGTCGCGTTCGAGAACATCGCGACCAAGATCAAAGCGAGTCCGTACTTCCAGAAGAACTTCGCGTTCACGCCCACCAAGAAGGAGCTGCGCTTTCCGCACAACGTCTGGGTCGCGGCTCGCGCCACGACCGACACCTCTGCACTCGGCTTGAACGCCGTTTCCGCCCTGCTCGACGAAACCAACTTCATGCCCACCAAGGGCAAGGAAGCTGCGCGCATGGGTTACGTGGACCACGCCGAGGTCATCTACAACTCGGTCCAACGCCGCATGAAGTCCCGCTTCCAGCGCAAAGGGAAGCTGCCGGGGATGCTGTTCGTCGTCTCGTCAAAGAAGACGAACGACGACTTCACCGCCCGTCGCGTGCGCGCGGCGCGCGAGGACTCCACGGTGTTCGTGCGCGACTACGCGCTCTGGGATGTGAAGCCGGAGAATTTCTCAGCCGTGAAGTTTCAGGTGCTCGTTGGTAACGAGCAGACGCCGTCCAAGATTCTCGACGCGGAGGAAGTCGCCGTTGTGCGCGCCAAGCCGCCCGAGAACACGGTGGTGCTCGATGTACCCGAGGACTTTCGGTCGGACTTCGAGAGCGACCTCGAAGGCTCCATCCGCGACCTTGCTGGCTGTGCGACCGTGTCCATCAGTCCGTTCATTCAGCGGCGAGAGAAGATCCACGAGGCTGTCGAACAGGACAAGAGGCTCTTCGGCGACAAGCGCCACCCGTTCTCCACGTACAACTACGACCCCTCAAAGGGAGGCACCTTCCTTTGGGAGAAGATGATTCGGATGACCGAGGACCGGGGGCCTGCCGGTGTTTCGGCCATTCTCAACAAGCCCATCATCAATCCGACAGCCCATCGGCACGTTCACATCGACCCCGCGCTGCGCAACGACGCGCTGGGGTTCTGCATGAGCCACATCTCCGGCTGGAAGGACGTGATTCGTCGTTCCGATCAGGGTCAGTACATGGAGCGCGCCCCGGTCTACGTGGTGGATCTCATTCTTCAGGTGGTGCCGCCTGCCGGAGACGAAATCATCCTTGGCGACATTCGACGCCTCATCTACGAGCTGAGCGCGCATGGGTACACCATCAACAACGTTTCTCTCGACTCGTTCCAGTCTCGCGACACGCTTCAGCAGCTTCAAATGAAGGGCTACAACGCGGAGATGGTTTCCGTCGATACCTCGATGGAGCCTTACGAGAACTTGAAGACCGCCCTCTACGAGAATCGGGTCTTCTGCTACGAGTACCTGCCGCTCATCAAAGAGCTTCAGCAGTTGGAGAAGGATTCACTCCGTCGCAAGGTAGATCACCCACCCAAAGGTTCGAAGGACTGCTCCGATGCTTTGGCGGGTTGCCTCTACACGCTCTTCACGCGTCGGGTGCAGGCTCCGCTTCCTATGCTGAAGGGTCTCTCGGTGTACGGTGACGCGTGGTTGCCGGAACAGCGGCAGGCGGAGATGGCGGGTGACAGGTCGGCGGCGCTGAACAAGGATCTCAAGGACTACGGTATGCTCCCGCCGTTTCTGACAGGAACTGGCAACGATAGCTGGTAGAGAGGGCCTGTGGGCTTCGCAAACGACATCGCAACGAAGGTTCGCGGGTACTTCTCCAAGGACAAGGAGACGGCTGCGATTCAGCTCGCCAAGGGTCAGACCAACGACCGCATCCCCGGCGGTGCTGGTGGGCTGATGAACAACCTCGGTTACGACGCACTGACCGAGTACCTGAAGCTGGAAGGAGACCTACTGGGTCGCTTCTCCGATTACGAGGACATGGATGACTACCCGGAAATCTCGGCGGCCATCGACATCTTCGCGGACGACTCGACGCAACCGAATACGCCGCTCAATCGCACGCTCTGGGTGACCTCGAAGGACTCGACGGTCGAGCACGCGCTGGACGACCTCTTCCACAAGCGGCTGCGGATGGACGAAGAGATCTGGGAAATCGCCCGGACGATGACGAAGTACGGCAACGATTACGAAGAGCTGCTCGTCACAGGTGACGGGGTCATCGGCCTGAACTTTCTTCCGCCGCCAACCGTTCGCCGAGTCGAAGCGGAGAAGGGTCAGCTCCTCGGGTTCGTGCAGGACTTCAAGGGCAAGTTCGCGTACTCCACCAACGAGTTCCAGCAGATGCTCACCTCGCGCTCGGTAGACGCGGGTGGCGCGACTCCCACAGACGCAGGCGGGACTCCCATCACAGCGCTCGAAGGCTGGGAGGTCGTTCACTTCCGGATGCGTGGCAAGTTTCGGCGTTCGGTGTACGGCTTCTCGGTGCTGGAGTCAGCGCGCTGGATTTGGAAGCGGCTCATGCTGCTCGAAGACGCCGCGCTCATCTATCGGCTCCAGCGAGCCCCGGAGCGCTTCGCGTTCTACGTGGACGTGGGAGACCTCCCGCCTCAGGAAGCCCTTGGCTACCTGAACCGGGTACGGCAGCAGTTCAAGAAGAAGAAGTGGGTGAACCCCACGACCGGAAAGATCGATCTCAAGTTCGACCCGCTCGGTCAGGACGAGGACTTCTTTGTTCCGTCGCGCAAGGGCACCGACTCCACGCGTGTCGAGACGCTCGGTGCTCCGCAGTGGCAGGCGATGGACGACATCGAATACTTCCGCGACAAGCTCTTCGCGGCCATCAAGGTTCCGAAGTCGTACCTCGGTCAGGACGCGGGCACAGCGCGCGCGGTTCTCTCCGCCGAGGACGTTCGGTTCGCTCGGACGGTTCTCCGGGTTCAGCGCGAGCTACGGAACGGGCTCCGAAAGATTGGGCGCGTCCACCTCAGTGCGCTCGGAATCGACCCCCAGCGCGTCGAGTACGACATCAACATGACGGTGCCCAGCGCGGTGTTCGAGCTGGCTCAGATGGAAGTTCGGAACGCGCGTGCCGACCTCGCGAACCGCATGAAGGAGTTCGTTTCGCTGCATTGGATCATGTCCAAAATCTTCGACATGTCCGACAAGGACATCGAGACGGTGATGGGTCAGCGTACCGAAGACGCGGTTCGTGAGCAGGTCAACATGGCCCAAGGACAGGCGGCCAGCTCCGCCGTGATGAGCGGCATTCCTCAAGAGGCTCAGCCCGATGCTGGAGGTGGGGGCGCGGATACCGGCGGTGCTCCCGTTGAATCCTCCGCGACTATCGCCAAGGCGCTTCGGGAGAATCAGATTCTTCTCTCCAGAGGCGGAAATCAGAGTCGGGGCAAGGTGATTACCGAGCGCGAGTTGTTTGCTGGGAGCAAGGAAAGCGAGAAGCGCGCGCACGAGAAGCTCGACAAGCTCCTGAGGACGGATACGCGGGTCGCGGCGCGTGTAGAAGAACTGCGCGGGTTGATGACCGATCTGCGAGGTGCAGTTGGCCGTAGACGCTGAAGGAAAACTGCGATCTACTCTCCTCCTGTTATCTTGACACTCCAAACTCGCAACTGTACGGTTCGCCCACTCATGAGCCCCTCAGACAAGTTCTTCTTGCCACGCGAAGAGATCTTGAGACTCACCACCGGCAGCTACGAACAACTCTCTGTTCGAATCGAGACCGCGATCAAGGGCGAGCAGGCCCGTCTGTTCGAGAACGCGGAGCCCGAGGTCTTGGGGACGTTCCCCGGTTACGCGGTTGTGCAGACCTCTGCCGGGAAGCTCTTTCGCGCCAAGTACGAGTGTGCTGACTCCGGCGCTGTACACGTTCTCTCCGCCGAGCCTCTGAAGGCGAACATCTACGCCAAGGCCGCTCTGCCGACGTTCCTTCGCGACGAGGCCAAGGCGGTGGCCGACCTGTTTCTGAAGGGTTCGGTTGCTGAGGCGAACAAGAAGGTGTCTCTGCTCGTGAAGCTGGTGGATGAGACACGCAGCTACGATGAGACGGCAATCGTTGCGTCGTTCGTGGAGCGTCTCTCGACCGACCGCTTGTGGAAGCGCACCGTTGCCGCTCGCGCGACAGAGATGCGGACGATGCTTGGTGAGTCGTACGAGCAATTCGACTCGAACAAGTTGCGAGCCAAGTTTTTCAAGCTGTACGATGGCTCGTTGTCGTCCGAGAAGTCGTTGGAGTCGTACCGGGGCCTCGTGAACGAGGACTTGGGGAAGCTGACTGACCGGTTGAACACGGTGCTCACGCAGACGCTCGGGTCTGTGGGGAGCCTGCGGGAGATTGTCGTGGCGACTGCCGATTCCAGCAACGCGACGATGGCGGCGTTCGGGTCGTTTGCAGAAGATCTCGTCGATGACATCCGCACGATCAAGCAGCATCTCGAAGAGACGGTTCAGGGCGTCGGAGGTGTTGACGCTCGCGGCAAGATGTACGATTCCCTCGCTGAAGAGATTCTCCGGTTCGAGCTGGCCGGGGCGTTCGTCGTCCAAATGACCAATCGTCTCGCTACCGCGAGCACCTGAAATCCCGAAATTCTAACCGGAGGCCACATGTTTCCCCGACCCATCGTCATCACCACGCTGGAAGAAGACTTCAAGAAGATCGGAATTCTCGTCGAGAGCGAGAAGCCCGTCGTCGAGCCCGTCGTCGAGGCTGACGAAGACGACAACGAGCCCATCGAGGGTCAGGAGAACATGTCGGAGGAGGAGCTGGCCGAGCTTCGCGTTCGCCGCCGGACCGCCAAGGGCAAGCGGACGCTCAAGCCGACCAAGAGGACCCCGACGCGCCTGAAGATCAAGGCGAAGCGCTACTACCGGAAGTTCAAGAAGGCGCTCAAGCGCGCTTTCAAGAAGCGGATGCGCAAGCCTGTGATGCGGAAGCGCGCGAAGGTGCTGGCGAAGCGTGCGAAGTCCCGTCGCGAGGGTCAGGACACCATCTCGAACCTCATCGAGGACGTGCAGGACATCGTCAACTCGCTCGGCGGCAGCGGCTCGCAGGACGCCATCAAGTCGTTCGCGAACATCGCGATCATCTCCGACATGCTGGCGAACACGTTCACCGAGTGGACGAACGACATCACCGAGTCCGAGGACGCGCTGGACGACGAGACCTTCGACAACCTGAAGGCGGCGGTGGAGAACCTTGCCGACCTCGCTGAGGCTGCGGCGGAGATCGCGACGGCTCTGAAGGAGGGCCACGAGATCGACGGCGACATGGACCTCATCTTCCGGGAGTACATGGCCGACATGCTGGCGGGCATGGACATCTACAACGAGGCGACCAAGAAGACCGAGACGGACGACGGCGACGAGGACGACGCCGAGGGCGACGAGGACGAGGACGAGGACGAGGACGACGACGACGAGAAGGAGGAGGGCAAGATGCCCGACTTCATCAAGAAGAAGATCGCGGCCAAGGACGACTCCGAGGACGACGACGAGGACGAGAAGGAAGAGAGCGTCCCCGGCGACAAGGAAGACTCGCTCAAGAAGACCAAGAAGTAGGTGACGCCGCCGAGGTCTGGGATGTCAAACGAGCTTCAGCGACTCATCGATGAGGCTCGGGATGTCTTGGAGGCTTGGCGAAAGAGAAGGACGGCGTACAGAAGCGGGCGGCTCGAACTGGTTGGACACGAGCCGTCCCCCTTCAAGAAGAAGCGGAAAGTCAAGAAGTCGGGTGAAATTGGATCGGCTTTGAAGTACACCCCGTTCAAGAGCAACTTCAGGTGGAAACGGTCTTGATGCAAATCTCAACCAACGACACGACTTCGAAGCCGACCGCGCACCGCGAGCTGCTGAGAGACGTGTGCTTTGTGCGTCTGTCTCTCGATGAGGGAACCGGCGACGGCAAGGTCCGCGTGAAGGGTGAGTTTGCCAAGTGCGGCGTGGCAACCGAGAACAAGCGGGTCTACCCGGAAGGCGTCTGGACGAAAGAGATCGGTCGTCTGGGCAAGGCGTTCAACGAGCGCCGGGTCTTCGGAGAGATGGACCATCCTGCGGACGGTCGCACGTCGCTTCAGCGGGTCAGTCACCTCGTCACGTCTTTGAAAGTTGGGAAGGACGGCCTCGTCATCGGAGAGGCTGAGATTCTTCCGACTGAAGCGGGGAAGAACCTTGCAGCATTGCTCAATTCGGGCTGCAAGGTCGGCGTCAGTTCACGCGGGTACGGTTCGACCAAGTCCAACGACAAGGGCGAAGAAGTGGTCCAGTCGGACTACAAGCTCGTGACGTTCGACTTCGTTGCCGAACCTGCTGATTCGGATGCCTACCCTGATGTTCACACCGAGAGCACGAACCTGATTTTCGAGGGAGTGGACATGAACGCCGAACAGGAAAAAGAGCAGAAGCAGGCCGCCGAGTTCGCGCGCATCGTCATGGCCACCGACAAGAAGCCGACCGCTGGCACCGAAGCGGACGGCGTTCGCGAAGAGTTCTCTCGCGACGTTCTCGCCAACATCGTCAAGATGAAGACGGAGGTTCGCGAGCAACTTCGAGCTGAGATGGCGGCGGACCCTGAGGTCGCGGGCGCGAAGCACATCCTCGATCAGGTGAAGGACTTGGTTCGTCCCTTCATGCTGGAAGGCGACTCGAAGGCAGTCGTCGAGGCGAAGGATGCTGAGATTCAGAAGGTGAAGAATCAGCTCGCCGAGCGCGACCTGAAGCTCTCTGAGCTGGAGGAGGAAAACTCCAAGCTCGCCAACATCGCCAAAGAGGCGGGCTACAAGTTCTGGATGGAGCGCACTCTCGTCGGCGACCCGGACGCGGACTCGATTCGCAAGTTCGTCGGCGACGTGAAGGCGTTCGCGAACGTGGACGAGCTGAAGTCGAAGGTCGAGTCAATTCGCAAGGAGCTGACGAAGAAGCGCGACGACGCGAAGGCGGTCGATGAGGTTCGCAAGGAAGAGATTCTCAAGGCGACTGCGGCCATCGAGGAAGGCAAGAAGATCGCCGAGGCTCGCGCCGCCAAGCTGGAAGAGGCTCTCACCAAAGCTCTCACCAGCGAGAGAGGTCTCGCGCTGAAGCTCTACGCAGAACAGCGTTTGACGAACCACCCCAAGGCTGCGAAGATCCGGCCGCTGGTGGAAAGCTCAGAGTTTTCCACGAAGGAAGATGTGGACAAGCTGGTTGACAGTTTCCGAGAGAAGGCTCGCGACCCCGACGAGCTGGAAGAGGTTCGGGCTCGTGTTCGCACAGCGGTCAAGGGAGGGGATGAAGATGCGCCCCTCAGCGAAGAGAAGTTGAGTCCTCCGAGCCGAGCCGTGGATTCTGGCAGCTACAACGGTCTCGGACTCTCTGTCGGTGAACTGAAGAAGCTTTCTGGTCTGCGGAAGTAAACCCTACGTCGGGCGGATTGAAACCCCGCTCCAACAAACGAAGAACCCAAGGAGAATTTCAATGCCCGCTGAAGCTCGACGCATTCTGTCTGAGGACTCGAAGAAGACCATCAACGACCAGAGCTACGTCGGTGCTCTGATTCGGAAGTGGCGTGACCTGCTGGAGGGGATGCCCGATCGGTCGGAGCACGACCGGTACGTCCTCGGCTGCACGGCCATCCTGATGGAGAACGAGTCCACGTATCTCCAGAACCTGAACGAGGAGACCAAGCAGGCGAACGTCGGCTCGTTCACCAAGTTCATCTTCCCGGTTCTGCGCCGGGTGTTCCCGAACCTCATCGCGAACGAGATCGTCTCCGTTCAGCCGATGACGGCACCGGTCGGAGCGGTCTTCTTCCTCGACTACGTGTACGGCTCGACGAAGGGCGCGACCACGCAGGGGAACGTCTTCCCGCGCGACTTCGACAAGGACTACGGTTCGGAGTACGTGAACGGTGAGCCTCTGGCCACCGGCAACGCGACCCCGGACTACGGTCCTGCGAACGCGGCCCTCGCTGGCAACCTCGCGTGGAACCCGGTTCGTCCGCTGAACACCTCGCTCGGCTTCAAGGTCGTCATCTCCGAGGTCGATGCTCTCGGCGTGGTCAAGCAGACCGCGACTGACAACGGCAGCGGCGTCTTCGTCGGCACTGACGTGAACGCGGGTGGCGTGTTCAACTACTCGAACGGTTCGCTGTCCGGGTTCCGGTTCGCGGTCGCCCCGACGCTCGGCAACCAGATCAAGGCGTACTACTTCTACGACGGGGAACTCTCGGGCAAGGTCGCCCAGATCAACCTCGACGTGAAGAAGGCACCGGTCGAGGCTCAGCCCCGCCGCCTGAAGGCCCTCTGGTCGTCGGAAGCCGCTGAAGACCTCCGCGCCTTCCACGGTCTCGACGCTGAGACCGAGCTGGTGTCGGCTGTCGCTCAGGAGATCGCGCTGGAGATCGACCGCGAAATCATCAGCGACCTGTTCCAAGCTTCGACTGGAACGACCGCGACCTTCAACAAGGTCCCGCCCGCTGGCATCGCTGAGATCGACCACCTGCGCGCGATGATCACGCAGATCTCGACCGTGTCGAACCTCATCCACAAGAAGACCCTGCGTGCCCCGGCGAACTTCATCGTCACCTCTCCCGAGGTGTCGGCGCTGCTGAGCCAGCTCACCACGCACGGCGACTTCCGCCCGCTGTACGTGTCCGGTGCCGAGAGCCCGTACGGTCCGGCGGACATGCCCCGCCCGCTGAACCAGCATGGCCAGTTCGGCATCTACAAGGTCGGGACGCTGATGAACAAGTGGATCGTCTACGAGGACCCGTTCTTCGCGCGCGACCAGATGCTCATCGGCCTCAAGGGCAGCAGCTTCCTCGACGCTGGGTACGTGTGGGCTCCGTACATCCCGCTTCAGGTCACCCCGACGTTCCTCGACCCGAACGACTTCTCGTTCCGGAAGGGAATGCGTACCCGCTACGCGAAGAAGCTCCTGCGCAGCGAGTTCTACGGCCAGATGAAGGTCACCAACCTGTAATCCGTAATCCGGTTGGGGCTGACAGCTTCCTGAAAAGCACTCGACCCGTCAGCCGCTTTGGTTGGCGGGTCGAACTGCTTGTAGCGCCTCTTCTCTTCTCCAAGGACCGCCATGAACCCGAAGACCAAT